ACAGAATAAGATCATTAGAATGGACAAGTCAAGACAGTGGGGTTGAAGGTGGATTTTGAATCATTTTGATTATTTAAATAGTATCAATCTAACTAAAAAAGATATTATGATTGATGACGACTGTGAAAAATCATATAACTCGTTTATGGTAAATCGTGGTTTATCTTATTTTCAAGACACTATTATCATTGCTAATGAAATGAATAGACAACATCAGCTTGACAGCAAGCTACAATATCAATTTCTTATAAATATGATCAGGAAACGAAAAAGGTTTTCTAAGTGGGCTAAAGCTCAAAAAGAAAGTGATATTGATGCTGTCAAGGAATATTATGGGTATAGTAATGAGAAAGCCCGTCAAGCCCTGACACTTCTATCGCCTGACCAAATAACAATTATAAAAAACAAGGTGAGTAAAGGTGGAAGAAGAAGATAAAACGGTAATATGGAATCCAACAGATATGTTGGAAATTACCTTGAATGAACCAGATGACTTCCTGAAAGTCCGTGAAACTTTAACACGTATTGGTGTTGCATCACGTAAAGAAAAAAAATTATTTCAATCCTGTCATATTCTGCACAAACAAGGCCGATATTTTATCGTTCATTTTAAAGAGTTGTTTCTGCTTGATAGTAAGAAAGCAAACTTAGAAGAGACAGATCTTGAGCGTAGGAATACGATAGCAACATTGCTTAGTGATTGGGGCCTAGTAACGGTATTAAACGGTACTGATCTTAAGTGCGCGCCACTTCGTCAGATAAAAATTATTTCTTATAAAGATAAGAATAATTGGGAATTATTGCCTAAGTATAATATAGGCAATAAATAACAGCTATACCATAAGGGTATAGCTACAATATATAAATAAGATTGTGATGCGGAATAATCCGGTCACATTCAATCTTGCTTGATCAAAAGGAGATAACAATGACAGGCTTACACACACTATTTCCCCGTTCCTCATTCGTTGGCTTTGACCATCTATTCAATGAACTTGAATGGACTGCTAAACACGCGAATGATCATTATCCACCTCATAACATTATTAAGACTGGTGAATCGGATTATCTTATAGAATTAGCTATTGCTGGATTCTCACAAGATGAATTATCTGTAGAGGTTAAGGATCGTACATTAACAGTAGCGGGCGATCATACATCTAAAGGTCGTGAGTTTATTCATCGTGGTATTTCTACCAAGAAGTTTAAGCGTACGTTCAGGCTGTCTGAGCACGTACAAGTGCACGGAGCAGATATTCAGGATGGTATACTTGCAATTGAACTGAAGTATGTCATTCCAGAAGAAATGCGTCCTCGTAAAATCAACATTGGTTCAAACGAGGAAACAAACCATGAAACTACTAAACAATTTCTTACAGAGTCTGACGATTAAATACCGAAGACGTAAACTAGCACTAGAAACTATCAATGAACTACACAAGCTACCAAACAGTTTACTTATGGACATTGGTATTGCCAGAGGAGAAATCCGGCATTTAGCATGGAAAGATGCAGAAAAAAGAGTACCTGATGTGGAACCTTCAGAAACGGGTTTAGTAAACCCAAACTTACGGGGGTTTGTATAATGACAACAGCAATTCTATCTTATGCGTTTTCGCCTTTGTCTGGCTTGTGGTCGGCATTAGGACGTACTGTCCAAGTGATTGGCTACTCCAGAGCGGCGGCGGAACTTACAAGACAAGGCTACCACAAGGAAGCCAAGAAAGTAATGCTAGAGTTATCTAAGCTACAATAATCTGATGGGGTGAAAGCCCCATCACTATATAGGAGAATAAAATGAGAGCAGGCGATGCAATTATTGAAGCCGCTAGAAAGCAAGCAGAAGGTGAAATGGCCGTACATAGGGCAAACATCGAAGTCTATAGAACTATGCCAGCTGGTATTGGAGAACACTCTGATGTTACAGAAGCTGTCATTGCAGAACTTGATAAAATGGCGGCAGCTAGCGACCGCTTGGAAATGCTAGATAAATATTTTCCACTATAACAAAACGGGGGTGTACAACCCCCTTTTTTCGTGATATAATGGCTCCATACACGGAGGTATCTTTTGTCATTCTATACATCAGTAAATCGTCACATGAATCAAATCCTATATCGTGGATATAATGATTCAGGTGCACCTATTCAATCCAAAGTAAGATTTCAACCAACACTCTATATAAAATCTAATGACGAGTCGCCATTGCGTGCACTCGATGGCACACCCGTATCTCCTATGAAATTTGATACAATGAGTGAAGCCAAACAATTTATGAAACGTTACGAAGACATTCATGAGTTTAAAATATATGGTATGGATCGTTGGCCAACACAATTTATTGCGGAAAAGTGGCCAGACGATATTAAATTTAATCCTTCGCATGTCAACGTAGTTAACTTCGATATCGAGGTTGCCTCTGATGACGGCTTTCCTGAACCAGCCGAAGCATTACATCCAATTATTTCTATTGCTCTTAAGTCTAGTAAGTCTTCCATATATCATGTATGGGGTCTCGGTGATTATGACGTAGAAAAATGTCAGATAGAAATGCATGGTGATTTGATTCAATACAAAAAGTTTGATTCCGAAGAAGCTATGCTAGCCAGCTTTCTAAAGTATTGGTCTGACAATTATCCTGACGTGGTTACCGGTTGGAACTCACGTTACTTTGATATACCATATTTAATTAACAGATTATATCGTATTGGTTCTGACCAAGCGGTTAAGCGTTTATCACCATGGAATCTTGTCGATGGAGTTAACACCCGGGGAAATAAAACTGATGATTTATATTCACCTAAAGGTATAGCCGAATATAATATCATAGGTATTCAACAGGCCGATTACCTTGAATTGTTCAAGAAGTTTGGTTATTCCTATGGTGCTCAAGAATCATATAAACTCGACCATATTGGTTATACGGTACTCGGTGAGAAGAAATTATCTTATGAGGAACATGGTAGTCTACATACTCTCTATAAAAATGATCACCAAAAATTTATCGACTATAATATCAAAGACGTTCAACTTGTTCAACGTATCGACGATAAAATGGGTCTTATTAATCTAGTTTTAACAGTAGCATATAAAGGCGGTGTCAATGTATCTGATACATTTGGCACAACAGCCATATGGGATTCAATAATATATCGCGAACTAAACAAGCAAAATATTATTGTCCCGCCTAATGAAATAAAAGCTAAGATCCCATATCCAGGCGGTTATGTAAAAGAACCATTCGTTGGTTCTCATGATTGGGTTGTATCATTCGATCTTAATTCTCTATATCCTAATCTTATTGTACAATACAATATGTCACCTGAAACCATTACAGAAGCCAAAGCGCCTAATGGAGTCCTCGGTTATCTTGAATCAGATCCTGTACCAAGAAATTTTCGTAATCAAGATATTACTATTGCAGCCAATGGTTCTACGTATATTAAATCTCAACAAGGTATCTTGCCAAAAATTATTGTGGATTATTATGCCGAACGTTCTGAAGTTAAAAAGCAAATGCTTGCCAAAGAACGTGAGTACCAAAAAGGCAAAACATTCCATCTCGAGAAAGAAATCAACCAACTTGAGAATCAACAGATGGCTATTAAGATTCTCTTAAACTCTCTTTATGGTGCACTCGGTAATAAATATTTTCGTTACTTTGATATGCGTATGGCCGAAGGTATTACTTTGTCCGGCCAATTATCCATCATGTGGGCTGAGAAAGCCATGAATAAAGAGATGAATCGTATACTTAAGACTGATAACCGTGACTATGTAGTAGCAATGGATACCGATTCCTTGTATATAAACATGGGTCCATTAGTCAAGCAATTAAATCCTAAAGATCCGGTAGAAGCACTTGACAAGATTTGTTCTGAGCACTTTGAAAAAGTCCTTGAGAAATCTTATGCCAAACTATTTGATAAGCAACAAGGTTATGTTAACCGTATGGTTATGGCACGTGAGGTTATTGCAAATCGTGGTATATGGACGGCAAAGAAAAGATATATTCTAAACGTACATAACTCAGAAGGTGTACAATATGCCGAACCGAAACTTAAGATCATGGGCATTGAGGCAATCAAGTCTTCGACTCCAGAAGTTGTTCGCACTAAATTCAAAGAGATGTTTAAGATTATTATCGAAGGTGATGAGAACAAAACTCAAAGGTTCATTTCAGACTTTCGTAAATTATTTTTATCGTTGCCTCCCGAGCAAGTTTCTTTTCCGCGTGGTGTAAAAGATTTAACCAAGTGGTCACGTAAAGGTACGTTATATGCCAAGGGTACACCCATCCACGTACGTGGGTCTATCATGTACAATCATTCTATTAAAGATAAATCACTCGGCAAAATGTACCCACTAATTCAA